TTACCTGCATATAGATAGATGTATAAAACAAATATAAAGAAACCACTCTATATACACATAGGAAGGACACAATCCCCCTTCCCCGATGCTTTCATAGCTCAGTTGGTTAGAGCATTCGACTGTTAATCGAAAGGTCAGAGGTTCGACCCCTCTTGAGAGCGGACTACAATACCCAAAACAAAAAATAGAAAAATAATGTTAGATATATTCTAATATTATTTGCTTAGAGAGCACCCAAATTCTTCAACTCGCGCTCTTGCTTCTTGTTATAACCTTTTAATCTGGCGATCTCGGATCTCTTTTTCTGGGTCTTATTTTTCTTCTGGGTAATATTTTTTTTATGATTTTTAGCTTTTCTACAGAAAGTTCTCTTGGCACCGGTAGCGACTTTACAACCCCTCACCTTTTTACACTTGTTAGGTGTCTGCACACGTTTACCTAAACATAAATTTTTAACGGTCATAATGTATATATACAATATCCAGATATTTTCGTATATAGTAAAAAGGAACCAATACAAAAACAAAAATAAAAATATACACAATATATAAATATACCATGGAAGACACAGCAAAACAAACAATCACTATAGAAAACCCGCAACAATACCCTAAACTGGTGAATCAAGGCACATATGGTTGTGTATACAAACCATCTTTTTTGTGTGATGGCAATACGTTAAAGGAAGAAGATTACATTACAAAAATCCAAACAAAAGACGATGTATCCACACAAGAAGAAACAATCGGGACGCTAGTCCAAAGCATACCAAACCACGCAGAACATTATGCAGGTATTATCAACACGTGCCCTATAGAATTATCCAAAATCGAAGACAACGAATTAAAAAAGTGCGAGTTTTTGGAAAAGCAGCAACTAAGTGAAAGTCCCCAAGAATATGTAGCAAGCACAATCAAATATGTAGGAAAAGAAGACATCTTGGACTACTTTCTTGCGCGAATCAACAAACCCCAGCAATATGTCATGTCGTTATTCCACATTCACTTCCATTTGCTCAAATCGCTGTCTCAATTACAAGAAACAAACATTATTCATTACGATTTGAAAGCCAATAACATCATGATTCACGATGTCAAAAAGACGCCGGTCATCATCGATTTCGGTATATCTTTTCAAGGAACCGTCAAGCCAACTGCCGAAAACGCACACAACATTTTTTATGTATATGGTCCCGAATATAGTCCCTGGTGTCTCGACATCCACATAATTAACTACATGTGGCATAATCTCAAGAGCGAAACTCCTGAACAAGAAGTAGTGCAAGAAGAACAGATCCATCAAATTCTCCAAGAGTATATGAACAAAAACACTGCATTAAATACCTTGACGCCAACAGAGAAATCGGAAATGCAAGCAAAATGGACCGAATATTTGTCTGCTTATAAAGAGCAACCATGGAGCAATTTATATGAATCATTGTGGAACGCCCGTTGGTCATGGGATAACTACTCGGTGGCATTAATCATGTTGAAATATACTCGTGGCGAATTCAAAGTGAGAGAAAACGAATTCAACCAACAATACGTAAAATTATTGAAACAAATCATCAAGGCGACCCCAGATGTGCGTCTTGATGCGGAAAGTGCCAAACAAGAATTATTAGAAGTGATGAAAATGAGCAAGCAACAAAAGCGCACACTAGTCGAATCGTCAAAAGAAACGATGTTGAAAGACCGAGAACATAATATGCTGACTCATAAGAAACAAAGTTTACTCGAAGTGCGCCATACACAATGATTCCATCGGTTCCAATCGAGATTGTTTTAATATAGAAGAAATAAATGTTTGTGAAGTACTGTCTTGACAAATATATTGTAAACTGCGTAACAAGTAAAATGATGTTCCTGATAAAAACAAATTACCTTTTTCTTGTAACAAGTCAGAAAAACAGTCTTGTATAACCATTTTATCATCGTTGCAATACGAAAAGTCGCTATATACGTTCCAGAAAACGAAAGATGGTAAGACTTGTTGTTGTGAAGAAAACAAGTTGTATATATCTTTCATGTACGGTATTTCCGGGTCGTAACTAAAAATCAAGCATTTGATATAATTAGTGGGTGGATACGCAGGAAAACAGTTTTGAAACAAAGGCGAAGCCACAAAGGAGAAAGCATTGTATAAATCACAAACAGTATTTGGTGAATGTTTCAAAACATGCATGACTTCTTTGACACAAGAGACAAAATCACGACAAGACGCAAGTGACACCCAAGTGGGTACTTTGTCGATGAATAAAATGCGTTTGGAAAGATCCCCTTGTTGATAAAATGCCACACAAATAGCCATACCAATCGCATGATAAAGTGGGTCGCGATTATGTAAATGCATTTTGGAAGAAATATCGACCACTGGTAAAAATCCCGACAACTGAAACATGAAAACAATATGGCTCTGTTTTGCCCAGACCAGATTCAAATATCGTATATGTTTGGCGACTTTTTCAGAATGGACGTCTTCTCTCGATAACAATGAATATGCCTCTTTCACAAAATAGCCGGGTGAATAAGTAGCATAAAAAGCATTTAAATTCTCTAACGACATGTCGTCACTATTCCCACAAGGAGGTTCATAGTTGTTATGTGTGTCGTAATAATACGATTGTATTTTTTGATAAGAAGATGTTTTTGTCTTGTCATCTTTTCCTTCATTGGACAACAAAAAGAAGCTGCGTTGGCGTGCCAAAGAAAATTTGGGAACACTCGTAGGTGCAATATCGTAATATTGCCGCGCACACAACTTCACTTCTAATGTTTGTAACGCCTTATTCATGGACGCAATCACCTTACGATAAATACTGTAACATTTGGTTAATGCATTGCGATAAGAAGAATCACGGTCGCTGCGTTTGGCAGTAGTCAAAATATAGGGTTTGTGTGTATGTACCCAATGAATAGCCAATTTGCGAAACAACCAATCGAAATGTTTGTTTTCGCGAGGAATCCATTTGGCAACATGACTCAGTGCGTCAGGATGGAATGCGTTCGATGAAAATTTCCATGTTTCCACGTCTTTATGTAATTGCTTATTTACCATAGAAATGCAAAAACAAATGAGTGGATGTTCTTCCCCCTGAGAACTATGTACTTTCAAAAATTCGCATAAATATTTGATGTCTCTCCAAGAACCATACCCCGCAGTATCTCCATCTACATCATAAACAAAGTGCTGAATCGCGTCCTCGACCAGACGAGGATAATGGTCGTACCATACCCACAATAGAAAATACGAAACTTGGTGTTCCCCTTTTCCCAGAAAATAATCGCGTGTATGACCAATCATTTTGTAAAATTGCACAAAAAGGTCTTCATATATGGAATCTTTCCCCTGATTCTGTAAATAGCGAAAAATAGACAATACTTCATGTAAGCGTTGCTGTAAAGCATGTATATGTTGTGTATTTTGATTACGGGCAAGACAGAAATAAAAAAAGACCAGTTCTTTGCGTAAATAATGAATATAGTGATTTTGGTCATCATCTTCCAAACATGGAAACTCGGTACTAAGTGACTGGTCAGGATTCATGACAACCCTGTTTGAACAATCGCTAATAAAAAGAAGAAAAACCATTTATATTCTTTTTATTTGTATATCCTTGTTTCTTCAAGGACGAATTTTGCGTGTTCCGCGCTTGCTACTATAATTACGCAATACGAAGTCTTCTTTGGGAGCATGATAAGAATCTTCGTGTTGAATACGCACGCGCTTGGTTTTCTTGGCTCCTCCATTTGACTTCTTTTTCAAGATAGATTTGATAGTCTGTTGATGAGAAGACGGTAGTTCGTGCAAGAAAAAATAAATAGTATTAACATTATGAAAAATGAAAATGGAAGATGGAACGTAAATTGACTGCACAATCGAATAATGTCGCAAAAACGGAGAATCATCGCTGCATTGGCTCTTTGAGAATTGTTGTATATGTTCGGGTTCTAAATCGACCAAAAAAGAGGACATATGATGCAAAGCGAACTTTTTACCACTATGTTCTTTTTTGACATTCTCCAATAACCCCAAAATACGTTCTTCACGCAAGACACATTGGTTTGAAATATCACATACTTGTAAGGGTTCGCGTAACGAAGTAATATGTGTAATATGTTTCTCTCCGTCTAAGAATACAAATTGTAATTGTATGGAATCCATGAATTCGCGACAATAATTCGACTGGATATTATGCAACGTTTCTTGTTCTTTGAACCATTTTTCATCATCACGGTCAAATAAAGTATCTTCCATGTATGTCGTCATATGTTTGTATATCAAATACAAAAATTTTTAGGGATCCAAACCAACCATATTTTCAAAAACAACAAATCAAAAAACAACAAATCAAAAAACAACATAAACAAACATACAGATATTTATACTGAGTCTCGATACAGCACAAGTAAATAACAAATATTTTGGAAAAATAATGTTATATGAATAAGAATATTCAAAATATAATTTTGCACGAGACAGTAACTCACTAGGTGAGTTTTCTAAAATCCGACAAACGAAATGTGTGTATATCATTTTATTACATCAATCACATACAAAGGATTTTGTCGGTACATGAAGACTTGGTCATCATGTTGGGGGTTCATTGTAGAAATGTATCTAAATCTGATAAATAGTTATCAAAGCTACCATTATATTCATACTATAATTAGGTTCATGATAGAATGAATAACGGAAAATCTAAAAAATTGAAAAGTGTAATACACGTAATAGAATCGTAACAAAACAACATATATACAAAGCATTATGGTACAAAAAAAAGAGGGATTGCATTCTATTTGTATACCGCGGGTGAACAATTCCCTGACAAAAGAATATATACAATCCAAAATAGACCAACTCGGCTTGGGAAAAATAGATTGCATTAATGAAAGACCGCTAAAAAATGAGGAAGACTATAAGCGTATTATCATCAAATACAAATGGAATTATAAAAATGAGCATGTCGACAATATGAAAAAGAAAATCGAAGAGTTAGGGTCACTGAAGTATGTATACAATATGCCTTGGTATTGGAAAATATGCAGTACTCGTCCCCCATCACAAGCACAAATGGTCTAATAAGCAAAATGTAAAAATCAATTAATTTCGTCAATCAAAAAAGAAAAATACTTCGCCAAGCGGGGTTCAAGTTGGTGTAAATAATCTTGTGTAAGCGAAGTTTTTTTTCGTAACGACGTTGGGAAGAAATAACACAAACGACGTTTACCGATTTCGACACTCTTGATTTCTCGTGAAAACAAATCGTCCATAATGGAATATGTATTTTGAAACTCCAATAACTCATCTTTCACTTGTTTTTTGACTTCGTGCAAATACGATAATCGTTGCGTTTCTTTTTCTCGCTGCCATGATCTGGCTTGTCCCAAGCCAAGTTCTTGTTTTTCCCATTTGTACAAAATATAGTGGATTTCGTTTTTCACATTGCGCAACCTCTCAATGAGTTTCGTTTTGTATAACTTGTTTTTCTTGATGAATGAGAAAATATTCACATAACTAATAATGGGAAACAAAAATTTCACTTCTTCGGGAATCAATATGTTATTATGGGATTTGTATTCAGTCAGTTTGGATTCGATTTCGTTGAATTTTTGTAGAACCATGTGGGAAGTTTCTTTTTCATTTTTCAGCAAAATCAGTTTACTGTTGGTTAATTCAAGGGACGTTTGTATGTTTTCCAAATGTGACGCCATTTGGGAATACGATTGAACAGAGGTCTCCCACTTCAAATAATTGATGAGTGAAATAAAAAACGTTACAATCGCATTTAATCCTGATGTAATTTCCAAGTTCCAAGGATTACACGACAGAAAAGGGGATGTAATGGTGAGCATCGCACTCAAAAACAGCGTAGGAAACGTGAGTGCATTCAATCGCATTTGCATCATGTTTTTGGATTCGATATACAATTGTTTTTGACCCTTAATAAACGTAATCAAAATATCGATCTCACTCGAAGACTGTTGTTGAATGTCCATTTCGTAATATTTGTATACGGCTTTTTCAATATCCGAAAAACGGAATTTCTTGAATTTGCGATCCAAGGAATAATTGGATAGCGACTGGTCATTTTCATACACGGCATCGTTCGTCTGGGAATCGTGTTGACTATTGTCGTGTTCTTGTTCATCGACATCGCTGTTTGTGCGACTACCATAGCGACTTCCCAAAATAGACATAATGGGACTATCTCGATCCATGAGCGGTGCTTGGTCTAAATGCGATGGATGAACAAGGGAATAAGAATGATTTTGGTGAGCAACATGGTCTTCTTGATGAATACTAGTACGAACTTTGTCCAAGTCGCGCTGTGTCAAACTCATAAAATGGTTATCTGTGTAATCAATCAAATTGTTTTCTTGTTGTACATTTTCTAAACGAATATTGGTGGCACCGACTACGCCAGAAGACATTTCAATCACAAAAGGCGTTTCTGGACTGTCGTCGGAAGTTCCACTTTCGCCTGAATGTGCTTGTGACATATCACCTTCACTAGAAGACCGTCTATCAGAAATGTTATTGCTGGCGTCTTGTGATAATATCATATGTAGAATATACGTAAGGTATTCTACATACATGTTTTTATACTATTTTCTTGTCTTGGTTTTCGTTGGAAGAGTCTGCTTGTGTACCAATGAACGAATCAAACCCGATCCATATAATACAAAAGTTCGTCTTAGGGTTTTCATGGTGAAGACGATGTTGTTCTTGTAAATAGGTATATACCCGAAAACAGGGCAATCCATCCAGATTCTATGCAATCAAAAGCAATCCCGGATGCGTAATCTTCGATAACTTTATCAAAATATAGATGATGATTTTTATGATGATGTCTCAAAAACATAATAAGCGATTGGTCATTGTGTAAAATATACTTATGAATAAACCAATCAATAAAAGACATGTATACATACCATCCAACAATGACCAAAATTAATAAAATAAATAGTAACAAAAATAGTATTTATTTTTTCGAATCAATGTTTTTTTTGTATTGTTCAATCAACTCTTCCAATTGTTCTTTTTCATGTAAATACTTGATACGCATTTCATCGCACCCACAATGGTCCTCGGTGGACCAATCGGATTTACGCATAGCAACGTGAGGTTCTTCCATTTTCCATCGTCCTGCAACAATAGTAGGTACGTTGGTGATTTTTTTTTGAAGTTGCGAAAAAAAGAGAGTAACGCGCGGTAGCATATAAACATATGTAAAAATGTATTTAATTCGTTTAGAAAACATTATTCTAAGTTTGAATCATTGAACAATCACTTTAGATGTAAATAACTTAGATATTTTTATTATTTAAGCATAATATATAGTAATTGTTTTGAGATGTCTTGGTTAGCAGATGCAAGTGCGAATAGAATAAACAAGGCGTATATACAGAATTTTTTCGATTTAAGTGGAAATTTCAAGGTGCGAAA